GATCCCATCTGTTTTTGCAAATTCAGTAAAGCATGAAATTCGTAAGATCGAAAAGATTGAGAAAGATGAGCTCCGCACATTCATGGGCGGTCCCGTCGATCTCCAAGTCGCATCTCAGCGATTCAATCTTGATTTTAACGAAAAATTCAAAACTCACCACCACCTGATGGACCACTCCGTCGGGTTTTCTCAATATTATGGTGGTTGGGGCTTACTTGACAAATTTTTGCACTTCGATGGTGATCACACACCGGCTGACGGCCTCTGCTTTATCACGTCTGACTTTACAGGCTTTGACCGTCATTTATCAATCGATTTGCTCGACATTGTTCGTCAAATTCGAATTCACTTTATGCGTAGTGAAACCACTTCTGACGAGGAGAAGAAGAACATGCTCAACGCCATATTTTCATCAAAATATGCCGGATTTGTGATCATGGAGCTCGGAGAAATTATCCGCATCATCGGTAATTTCTCGGGGCAGGATTCAACTCTCGTCGATAACTGCATTGTTCACTCAATTATGTGGCGAATGGTGCTTATCACTATGTATTCAGAATGGTGGAACTCTCTCGACTCAGCAATGAAGCGTATACATCCCCCGGAACTCACACAACGAATGATGAATTCAATTCTTCGATTCAAGGTGATGGGTGACGATTTTATAGGTGGATTGAAACGCTCTCGGTGCCCGTGGTTCAAAGAAGATCGGATTCGTCCAATCTTTGAATCATTTGGAATGAAGTTTAAACTGTTTGAGATATTCGCGTCCCTGTATACGACTCCGTCGTATAAAGGACCAACATATCTTAGCAAGTACTTTGTTCGTCGAAATGGCTTCACTGTTGCTATGCCGGATTACACAAAGGTTCTCGATAACCTGGAGAAGGGCGACGCCGCTCTCGACCCCAAATATCGTTATTGTAAACTTCTCGCGCTTATTAAGGAAGCGTGGCCAGATCCGATTCTCTATGAACAACTGGTCGCGTGGAAAAAGATTTACTTTGAGAAGAAGAAAACCATTCTCCTTGCAGATGATCCAGTCTTTCCGTGGATTGGTTGTCTGTCTGAACAGGATTTCTCAGAGAAAATGATTTGTACATTACATACAGGCGCTCACACTGGCTCCGACCTTCCGCCCATTATCACCGTTGATGTGTTGGATGGGTTCGTAGAGGCAGTTTCGTACTCAAAAGGTGGCTCGCACACTCCTGTGCCCCACTGCGTTGCCAATAAATCGGACGGGCCCGTTAAAGACTGCGAAGTCTCCGATTTAAATCAAAATACAGATTCAACACAGATGGCTCCGAAAAAAGAGAAATCTGAACGTAAGTCGAAGGCAAATAAGACTACGAAAAAAGAGAAGAAACAAATTAAAAAAGCCGAACGTAAAGGCGAACGAATTGCGATGACAATGAAACCAAAAGCTGCCCGAAAGCCACAAAAGAGTGGTGTGTCTATGCCTCCCGCTGGTTATGCAGGTGCTGCTAATCAGTCAAAAGCACAAACACACAACAAAAGTGTGATGCAGAAAGTTGATGGTGATGGAGTCAATTCCGTCACTTTTGACTATAAAGGTAACTGGCCAGGTTTTAAATTGCAGTCACCGAGCTCGGGCACTACGAATGTGGCCGCGATCAACGGTACGGCGAAAACTATTTTCGTCAACCCCTTGTCGCTTGGTCCTGTCGTTTATACTCAGGCTGAGGACTGGATGTATTATCGCATACTTGAACTTTCTGTCACTCCCGTAATGACACAGGGTACCGGCGCGAACACTGGTGAGGTATTTATGTCAATCACTGACGATGTCGTGAATGCAGAACTTACCACACCGACTGAAGAGTCTGTGACAACACAGCGCTGTAAGTCCGTGAACACGGTCTATGGCGCACAACAACCACAGACTTGTAAGTACACGCCGGACGGTCTCAGTGGAGTTAGTCGTTACTTCATTGACTCGCGTATTGCGCCCACCGCCGCTGCTGACGATGCGAACGCACGTATGTGTTATCAATGCGCGTTCAACGCCGTCTCGACAGGAGCGCCTGCTGGTATCGTGTACGGTGACTTCAAAATCGCACTTCGCATTCAGTTCAGTGGTCGACAAAACCCACTTGTCCCGCCGGACGTTGACGCGGTTCGGTATTGTGACAAACGTCTGTTCGCCAATTATATGGAGTGGGTAAGTAATGGTGGTAACTGCGCTTCGGAGGACGAAAAGTGTTTGATGCATCCCGCATTGGCTCCGTCTATCGGTGCTGAGATACGCGTGTTGCGAAAACAGTTTGCGTACACCGGATCGCCTTATCCTCATGAAATTCGGCGGCACGATCGGCTCGTGCGACTGTTAAATGGTTATGGCAAGCAGTTCTTTGAAATGTTTCGCCGTACTCACGATAACTATCGCACTGATGCGAAGCGCGCGCCGCTCGATCCACCGCCCATCACAAATGCTCAACCTGTGGTGGTGTGTGATGGAGGTTCTGTTCCGTATATGACCGGTTATCAGACGCTCAAAGTCAACAGTGATGGTGCAATCACGACAGCTACGAGCGGCACTCCCGGGTTTATCGGAAAGGTATCTCTCGTTCTTCCTGATGGTACCACTCCGCATCCGGTGCAAGGCAATAGCGTTAATCAGGCGTACACGTTCGGCTTGTCGTCTGATCAGGGCTCTCTCAGCCGTTTAGATGCATTATACGCTGGAGCAGGTGGTGTTGTTGCAGTGAAAACCACTCCATACTATCCGGACCGTTTTAACGTTATGACTGCAGGGTCGAC